GTCCTTTGACCCGGACTAGGGGGCCTAAACCCGTAAGTGGGTTATAGACACACCCTACTACAACAAATCACATAAGTTGTAGTCCGTGCACGCTTCCCAGTGTGCATAGGAGCCGGCCCAGTGGGCGGATGCGCCACCGAACGACGAAGGGTCACCCCATCCAGGGGAGATCCCGTAGCCGTCCGTGTACCACACACGCTCCGATCGGAGCGAAATGTGGCGTCCCCGGAGGGAACCGTGCAAGACAGCCAGCATAAGACCAGCGGCGTTAGCCGCTGAGCTGGTTTCTTCGTACACGATCCCACCATTTTCGCCAGAACGCCTTACTCGCCATACGGCCCGCTTACGCGGGCTTGTGGTAAATAGGCGATATACGAGGGAGTCAGACCCGGCTCCGAGACGCGTCGAAAGTTGACTGCCAGAGTGAACTCTGAAGCCAACACGACGTGCCTTAAGGGCCAAGTCCAAACCCACGTGAATACCGGCGACATCGCTCTCATAATTAGGCACCAAGTAGCGCTCCTTAACCCTAATAGACGACAGTAATACTGCCATCGTTCGAGGTAAGGGGATACTCCAAGTTGCCGACCACCGATTAAGGCGGTTCACGAGAGAGATGCGATCCTGTGTAGTGCTCAAACCAGAGCAATAAACAGGGCGAACGTTGCGGCCGAGGAACCAATCGGTCCCACAGCTTTCGCGAAATGGCCCACTAGCGAACGACTTCGCGGTGTTAACCACAAAGCCGCAGTCCACCAACGTGTCTACGACAAATTGATAGATGCGTTCGTCGACAATGATGTCATCACCAAACACAGCGTAGGAGTTACCCCCACTATAATTCAGCGATATGCCATGTAACTTGTAGCAAGCTGCTACAAGCGACGCGAACAACAGGGTTTGCAACGGAAAAGTATATCCGTTGCCCATCGTGGACATCATCTCAAGCTCGATCTCAGTGCCGTCAGGCAACAAGACAGAGCGTGATCTGATGGAATCTAGCCACTTAAACCACTCAGCGGGCATAAGTCGTTCGACTAACGCACGCGAAATGGAGTCAGAGGCTGATTTAAGATCGATCGTACACCACCGAAAACCGTCGTCAGACCGCAGAGTGGAACCCTTACGGGCCATCTCACGATTGATATCGGGCTGGGTGGATAGGTCAATCTTTAGGTTCCTACGCAGAATTCCTTCTAAGTAGGCCCCGGTGCCAAGCTGGAAATACATATCCAAACTTGGCTCAACCATGATGGTCCTGTCGATAACGCTCGTCTTAGGGACGGTCGTAATCTTAGGTTGAACACACTTGTCACCACTGCCATAGAGACCAAACCTTATTGTTTCGGTTTCGTCCCACAGGGAATGGCTTTTAACAAGTCTCTTGTACAGAACGTGCACCAAGGTACTCGAGTAGGTAAGAGGCCCATTCGCCAACTTCGTTAAGAAGTCAGTGTCTGAAACTCCCCGACTCGATCCGGGTCCAACCCGGCCTAGGCACCCCACCGTCCCAATTGGGACAGAGGAGCAATTACCACCAAGCCATTCGAACAGAAGCTGTTGAGCTTCAGCTAAAACTAGCTCAGTCGCACGTGTCAGCCCCGCAGGTATACGTTCATTCGTACCCTTACAGTGAACGTTCATCTCTAGAAAGAGCGCAACTGCGTTAGCAGCGCGCTCTCGCTTCGAGACTACAGTTTTAGGAGTAGCTCCAAGATATTTCTTAG